TTCTCAAGCGTGGCCTTACCAGGGGCATCAGGCGCACTTACAGACGGTAGTGGCTCACCCAAGTAGCCTTCAAGATTGGGAGCCTTTACGATATCGTCGTCGAATCCAGGTATACCCTCAGGCAAAGCAGAAGGTAGCTCAGGAGACCAAGATGCAGGATATATAATAGGCTTGATCTGTTCAAACAACTCTGGATAGTTCTGAGAAAATTCCATCTGCTCGGCGCCAAGTAGCATCCCCCAAGCACCCTGGATGTTCTCAGGATTGTTGGGATTCTGCGAGGCGTTGACCATATCACTTACATAGTTATTCGACGGTGTTGGAACAGCAGGAACATCATTTGCAAAATTATCTAACGCAGGCGTTTCGTTTGCGATACCCTCGATCAGCTCACTGGACTTCTTCATGTCCCAGAGCTTCTGGACATCGTCAGCCGCATCATTCGCACCGATGAGAGTTAGATAGTTAATAGCATTCTCATGAACTTGAACAGCCGTCTTTGGCGTAAAGTTTTCGTAAGTAGGTGGAAAGTGTATTCCGTAATCCTGAAGGATACTTTCTACATCTTTATGATGTGAAGTCAAATCCTCCACTTGAGGTGGAGGGACAGCACCTATCGATGCAGAGTATCCCTTACCATTCTGATAATCTTCCCAAGCCATCGTATTCGTCATCCAGCTATAGTCCTCTGGATGAGACTGAGCAAACGCTGCCTGGGCATCAGGACTGAGCATGTGAAACTGCTCAATCATTTCGTCCGACATGAATGACGGATCGTCGAACAGGACCTTGAAGCTATCAGCGTGAGACTGAGCTTCTGATATAGGCTCAGCGTGCTGTGGAGTTGACGTTCCTACACTAGTCCAATCCTCAGGAGTATAATAGCCACTCTCAAACTGTTTGATGATTTCGAGCTTCTTGGTCTGATCTTTGGTCAGCGGTCGACCAGCAGCGACAAGTTCCTTGATCGTACTTTGCTCGTACGTCGGGATAGGCTGACCCTTATACATGGGTGGATTAGCCCATGACTTGGGTAGGTTCTGTGCCGCCCATGCCGTAGCATCCTGTTGCGGATTCAACGGCGTAGCTACTGGAGCTTGAACTGGAGGTAAAGGTCCTTGACCTGGAAGTGGAGAAGATATCCCACCTGGTGCGTCTGGTGGCATCGTGCCAGGGAACGTTCCACCCCAATAACCTGATGGTGTCCCTGCTGGAGCGAGCTTACCTTTCTGCCAAGGAACTTTATCTAGTGGAGCCTTTTGAGACTCAGGAGGTGCGAATAAAGTTTGTCTAGGATCAAAAGCTATAGATGGCTGGCTTGAAGCATTATAGTCACTGTAATGAATTGCACCATACTGTCCCGTCTGACTTGGCTGATTAAGTGGTGCATTACCCGTCGCATGACTACCGTGCTCACCGTAGCGCGCACCGTATGTTGTACCACTCTCATAGGCAAGTGTCTTGTTTAGCTTCCTGATCTTTGTTAGAGCCTCTGGATTTTTCTGAATCTTTTTGAGATGATCTGCATATACCTTTACAGGAATCTCACCAGACCGAATTTTAGAATGCTCTATAACGTACGGAGCTTGAGCTGCATACTGATCTTCAATCCTCTGAATTAGATCCTTATCCTTATCAGGATGTAGAGTTTTAAGAATTTCATCTATATCCTCACGTGGAACAGGTGCATTCTGTATGTCTAGAACTTTGACGCTATCTTCAAAATCTAGAGGCAAATATTCTGCATAATTACTTTGACTATAACTTCTGTTTGACGTACCTCTTGGAGCCTTACCAGCTTTGCGAGCAGCCTTGCCAGCCGCAGGAGTATAAGAGCTTGCGTGACCCCAATTCTCAAGTACGTCTGTACCACCCTTAGTTCCAAAACCTACATCGAGGATCTTTGCAGCATCACCTTGATTTCGCATTCGGCTCGTGAAACCCTCAATACCTCGTGAGGCTTTGAACAATTTTGGAGGTAGCCAGGCTGCACTGACATCTCCTGCGCCTAAGAGTGCAGCAGCACCAGTACCAAGATACTTCTCTGGAATTAGGTTGGTTGGATCGGTTACTACGTCAAGACCAAGACCCAACATCCCACGTTGTACAGGATTTGCGCCGCTCAGAGTTCCCTCCGGGGCGCGCTTCGTAAACTCCTGTGACGCAGAAGTGGCTTCTAATCCTTTCTCGTATCCTGATCTGATACCTTTCAGACCTTCCCAAACGATATCTGTCGCAGGCTTCTTTTCACTACCTGTGTTCCGAGGGTCGGCTACGTCGAGAGCCGCACCAAACGCACGACCAGAAGCCTCAGAAGTTGCACCAAGAGCACCAGCAAGTTTGCCTCCAGCAGACTTGGCCTGTGTCTTAATCGGCTCAACAGCCGCACGACCAACCTGCTCTGCAATCTCTAGAGGCGCAGGAATCTTTTTATACCAGGGTTCCTCAGGCGCGTCTACAGGGAGGTTAACATCGACAGCTTTACGCTGACGTGGCCGATTGGGATCGGTCGTATCTCTCCACCAATCGCGACCTGAACTCAGGGCACGAATGGCTCGGTCGTATAGACCGTAATCGCGCGCTCCCTCAGCCATTTACCTCGACCGTCGGTAGTTTGCCTGCGGTTTCGTACTCTTCTCTGACCTTGCTCCAGTATTCCGCCGTCGCGTTGGGATGAGACGCTCGTTCTCTTTCCTCAGCCTGACGTCTTCTCTGTGCCATGCTGAGATTTTGTCTCAAGGGCTTCATCTCAGACTCGGGAGCACTTTCCTGAACCACACTTCGGCTCGTTGGAACGACAATAGCCAACAGAGATGCGTAACCTTCACGCTCAGACTTCAAAAGAGCTTGAAGATCCTCAATATGAGCCTGCCGTGCCGCACAGCCCAAACAGGACTGAGGAAGAGTATACGAACGTACGAAAAGATCAGTAAACCAAGACAAGACTACAGTCTCCCACGTCCGAAAAGAATGTACAGAATCAGAATCAGCAGTATAAGTCCCAGTGGACTGTAGCCCCAACTGCGGCTATACGGATACCACGGACCAACGGCAATGAGCAGAATCAGAATAACGATTATGAGCAGCATTTTTGTGACCTTTCAGTGAGCCACGTAATGAGGATATCTTGATCTTCTCGGACGTTTGTGAAATAGTTTGACTGGCCTGTCGGCGTGTCGTTTGTCGCGCTCCAACTTTTCCATCTTTCGGTAGAAACCAGTCATATCCCCCGTATTTTGGAGGAATTCAAGGACAGCGTTGAGCCTTTCTCGGTCTTCGCTGACCGCTACGCTTTTCTCGACCCAACGATGTATCTCTTTAACTAGATATCTACTCCCGTCATAGGGGTCATCGCCCTCGAACTCCATGACGTCCTCAGTTTTGGTGTCGTCATAGATACAAAGTGGGATGACATCCTCGAGCGCGCCAAGGTTTTTCTCGACGTAAAGCCGTGAATCTTTGAAGATTTGGAGCTTCGGGAGATTTGTCTCAAGAACCTCCGGCTCGAACATAGAAGCATACTCGCGATACGCCTTTTCTCCGTAGATTCTGAAGATTCGCGCACCTGTTTCGACATTAAATCCCTCTTTCGGGATGATTCGAGCTGGCTTCGGCTTCCACCTTAGGTATTCGTGCATCAGCATCTTACCACTGATGCGGTCGTTATCTGCTAGAGTGATCTTGAATCTCTGTTCCAGACCAGGGGGATTAAGGACATCGCTGAATTGCTGCAATATCGACTTCAAATCCCCTTCTCGACGCTTCGCCGAGGGGTCAATCACAACAGAATCAATCACCTCATCTTGCGAGAGTCTAACAAAATCACTCGCCCACTCCACGATCTTGCGATTCTTTTGACCATACTGTCTATAAAGGAAAGCCTGTCCGTTAGGCGCAACAGCCGCCCAACCAATCCACGTCATTGCAGCATGACCCCAGTCAATTCCTACAATTCGGGGCCAGAAAGCTGGAAGTGGAAATGGATCAATCAGATGAATCGCATTCTTTGGCTCACCGGCGAAGTGCTCAAATCTGTACTCGTCAAATACCTGACCAGTGAATGTCCACCAGTCACCTTCGAGCTTGGCCTTACGTTCCGCAACAGGAAGTAGTTGTAGACGGTTTATGTAGTTCGGGTCCGCCTGCATCAAGAACTGATTGTCAGTCAGTTTGGCGGGTATGAAGATTCTGTATGATTTTGCTGCTCTGTCAAAGATCTTTGTGTATCCTGCTCTTGCAGGTTCGACAAAGCGACGACGAACCCAAGCATGGCCGACGTTACCAGGATTTGTAGCGCCGCGCACCACTGCAGGAAGAGAAGAATCTGAAGTACGACATCTACTCGTGAGGAAGACATATTGGAATTCTTCAAACGCCGTGAGTTCGTCAAATCCTATGTAGTTGTATTCGGCGGTGTCGTGGGACCTAGCATCTTCAGCGCGCAGCATATAGCTGAACTGAATCCAGGCTCCCGACGGAAATGTCCAGCGATGTTTTGTATCATTGTAGGTTGCTCCGAAAAGTGGGTAGATGTCTCTCGATCTGGGGATAAGCGACTCTTCCAGTTCTGGAAAGGTGCGCCTGAAGATGATTCCCTTGAACGTTCCATTCTGATACCACCCTCGAACGATAGGCAGCATCAGAAGAATTTCTGACTTACCGCCGCCAGCCGCACCACCGTACATCGCCTCGAAGATCGAGTCCGGTATACGGATGAAGTCTGTTTGCCTTTTATTAGGCTCCCAGACTTTATTACCATCTATCAGCTGAAACGGCATTACGCCTTAGCCGTCACCATAGCTGCGCCTGTCGTGCAACGGATGAAAGCCGCACCTTGGAAATTGATCGCTGGTGGTGCTGCCCAAGGACCAGTGATTGTCTGGGCTACCTCACACGCAGGTTCAGCAAGGAGAACATGTGCGCGCGCTGGTAGCGCATAGACAACGTTCTGTGCTATCTGCGTAGGGACGCCCAATGGAATACTGTATGTTGGCATTAGTCTTTACTCCACAGCCTACGTTTCTTCGGCGGAGTCTTCTTAACGAATTCCTTGGCGACAGCTTCAGGAACTTGCTGTGGACCTTTGAGTCCACCGTGCGCGGCTGCCTGCATCAGACGGTACTGCTTACCTGATACGGCAGGCATGTTATCCTCCGTAGACCGAACCGAACTGGAATCCAGGTGCCTGACGCGCAGCCTGAGCAGCCGCCATCTTTTGCTGCATTCCGACTTGATTCTTTTGCATGTAGGCCGCACGCTGGGCTGCTATGTCTGGCGCGCCCATGCCGCTCATTGGACCACCTTGAGCTCTCGCAGCATCGAGATTCTGCTGCATCTGCTCAGGAACTGCCATTGGCTGCAAGCCGAGACTTGAAGCCATCTGACCACCGGGTCCCAACTCAGGTGGCCTGTTTTGGTTGCGCATCATCTCCATGCGTGCGCGTGGGTCACCACCGAGACCACCCTGTGGCGCACCCATCCCAGGCATTCGCTGACCCATCTGGGGTCGAGGACGGGCTCCAGCCATCATTGGACGACCACCCATTGGTCCGCCCAGTGGTCCACCACCTAACTGACCACCCATCGGACGCATCGGTCTTTGGGTCCGCTGCTTCTGTAGAGCAGCAGACGGATCTCCGCCACCACCATCTGGTGGATACATGGCGCGCTCCCTTGTTATGAAAAGACCTAGAAAGAGGAAGGATTGGTGGGGATTTTGTCCCCACCAATTACATTTGATTTAACGATTGAACGTTGGATTCGGAGGAAGCTTGAAACTCGCGGCACCAGCCGCCGGCGCTGGTCCTGCGGACCAGGAAGATCCATTCCAGTGAGCTTGAGATCCGTCACCCAAGGTGACGAACTGACCTTCAGTCCACGGAGTCGTCGGATCTGCCGTACAGGCGTTGAGACCTGCGAGGTCTGCCGCTGGTGTTGCGCCGCTCGGAGTGAAAGAGCCAGGACTTCCCGCTGTCGCTCCTGTCGCGTCCACTCCTGTGGGAGGGGGCTCACCACCACCCTCTTCCTCACCTGAGTCCTCGATGACCTCGATGGGAATAGCGGTCGGAACCAGGGTCGCTGTCTCGGAAGGTGTAGCAGTAGGAGGTCCTTCTCCAGAATCGACAGGATTCCAGACCTGTGCGACTGTCACTCCACCCTCGCCTTCTCTCGCTGCCTTTGAGAAGGACTCAACGAGCTTCTTCTTGCGCGCCTTCTCTGTCTCTCGAGCTTCGCGCGCGTTCGCGACTTCTTCCTCGATGTTCTTGTCGGCTTCGGCTTCCTGCTCCGGCGTCATCGGCAGTCGGTTGCCGTCATCCAGGCGCCGCGCGACCACACCACGCTTCAGAGTCTCACGGAGGAGCGTATCGTAGTTCCCTGCACTGAAGTCGAAATCAGTGAGTTCCTCGAAAGCGTCCTGCGTGAATACGGCGTGATGACCTCCGACGCGCATCACGATATCACCAGGACCTGCCTGGACTTCACCGTGCTTCGTTTTGATGTTCAGCGGAGTCGAGATGTTGATGAAGATCTCCTGCTTCCGGAGCTTCTTCACGTCCTCCCGCTCGTTCTGTCGAGCGAGGTCGATCACCTGCTTCATCGTTCGTTGCTGTCCCGGTCCCAACGGCGTTGTTCCCCCGAATTGCGTCGCCGTATTGACCGAGATTGTTGAAGCCGGGTCCTTGATCCTGGGTTCCGGCTCGGGAGGGAGATTCTCCAGTCCCACGATCGCTCCGCCCGGATTCAGGGGAACCTTCGTCGCCGAGCCGCCCGGCCGATAGCTCTCGCGACTCGAGTCGTCCCCCGGAGATCTGCTGTCCTTGTCTGAGGTCGTTGGTGTCGGATCTGCCATTTGTTTCTCCTGTCCTAACAATTAGGACGTTCATCGCTTTCGGACCTTGCTCGCCTTCCTCGAAGGTGAAAGTGACTTTGTCTCCTTCCTTCATATTACGAAAGGGAACTGAGGATCGAAGGACTTTCGACCAGTGGCAGAAGTAATCTCGCTGGTCTGAGCCTTCGATAAAAGCAAAGCCCTTCTCGAGGAAGAGCTTGCGCACGTATCCTTCCATATCTCACCCAACTTCTATAGTATCGTACGTTTGTTCTTTCTCCAACTCTGGAGCAAAGACTATCACTTGAGCATTGTTTGACGGTGGAGCTATTACGGTAGGCTTCGTCGAAGATAGAATGCCTGAAAGGTTCCGAGCTATCATAGACAGCTCTTTGGCATCCTTGTTCTCCAACTTCTCTGGAGTTATTTCTGAAACTGTTGCGGCCAGAATCTCAAGGACCTGACCTCGTACAACCAGAGTGTTCTGGTCTACGGCTTCCTGTAATCCAGGACTTTCTTTCTCCTGGCTCGTGCGCCCGTGCTTGTAGTGATGTGCCATGACGGGGTTGACACCCCAAGCATGTGCCGTCGCAGCGGCAGTGCCGAGAGCGGCAGCGGAACCAATGAGAGCACGGAAGATCGGTGGGACGTTACCCTGTTGAGGATATCTTCCGCCACGCTGGTCGGAAGTTTTGAGATGGCGCCTACCGGCGAGGATAGCCAATCGGACAGCATCGTCTTCTGTGGGCTCGGTAGGGTCGTTTTGAGTTTGGTCAAGAACTATGTCTACTTCAGCGACGGGCTCAGGGGGCGCGTCTCGCTTAAGACGACGTAAGAGGTTATCCCCAGAATGAATTCTCCGGGCCGCTTCATCCTCTGAAATAAACATGAGATGGACCTGTAGGCTGGCACGTTTCTTGCATTTATAAGTCTGACGTACCCTGCAAAATTGTACCACGGATTCAAAATGTAGTCAATATGTAATATTTACTCGGTTTAGCCGTTCACCGCATGAACAGCTGAACTTGTCAGTGTGTGGTGTCTAACTTTATTCTCATGGGACCCATCAGATATGGGACCCAAAACATTTTGAGTACAATCAGGCGTGTAGTGGACAGCCTTCCCCCGCAGGGGGAAATGGGACCCGCGGAGCGGGACGTACACCCCCGCAGGGGGTGGACGACGATAGACAGTCGTTGACCGTTAGGTCAACAACCCAATAAAAATAGGGCACTTGACAAAATATAGATGGTATGGTATCATGTATCTATGGTCATCGTACTGACGCGCAAGCAATACCGCAAGCTAGGCAGATGGGCTGTGTCCATGCTGCTAGCAGGTGGGGCGCGCCTGATTGTAGTGTAAAGACTACATATTGACACGGGGCGCCCCACGTGGTATAATGTCTCTAGTGAGGTTGAGATGGTTAGGCGTTATGAGGTAGAACATCTAGGCTCCAAGTATTACGTCGTGCTATACTTGGGCAACGGCTCAAAGGTTATCATGGGCGCGTTTAACACGCGCGAGGAGGCACTGCAGCACATTGCAGTGTATTGCGAGTGAACTACATCATCGTCGGCGGAAAGAGGATCGAATGGAAGGATTGACGCATCGCGCGTGTTTCTCGGTGTTCGAGGTCACAGCACAGCGCAAGACGTTACGTGCCGTGTTTACGGACAGGTCTCTCGCGGTAGCATGGGCGATTGAGCGTAAGGTTCAGTCGTGGCATATCGAGGCGGTGCTGCTGTATACAAACTAAGCTCGAAACGGGCGCACAGCCCGTATGCAGGTGAAGCCTGCACTGAAGAGAGCCAAAAGAAAAGTTTCTACGGCCCTTGCATTCTGCGGGAAACGTGGTATACTTAAAAGGTAGCAGGAAACACTAACAGGCCGGAGACGGCCAAACAAGGTAGGAATTACATGGCAAAGATCAAAGGTGAGAAAACGGAAGTCGCTCCGGTTCTGATGGGCGGAGAACTGGACTTGGCGGCTGAGGTCGGCAAGCAGTCGCAGGAAGTTCAGGCACTGATTCAGGCGGGCGAGATCATCGCGGACATCACCGCGGCGAACCGCACGGTCGAGGGCAAGAAGTACGCCAAGCAGTACCTCCGCCTGAAGCCCACGACGGCCCGCGCGGTCCTCGCAATCAATCCGGTCGAGACCACGTGGAAGTCGGAAAAGGACAAGGACGGCAAGGACATTTCGGACTTCGACGGTCCATGCTGGGTCAAGGACTTTTTCTACGGCAACGACCTCGCGGTCAAGAACAAGGAATCTCAGCGTCTCGCGGTTCTGGTCGAGGGACCGGACAAGGCCAAGCTCGCCGCGGCCAAGCAGCTCGCAAAGGCGTTCAACATCACCGAAGAGGAAGCGCTCAAGAAGATCGAGCAGATGGCTGCTG